TTTTCTTAGTTGATCTTGTGGGTTATGGAAGATTGCTGTATAATTAATAGAATATAATTAATAAATAGAGATATGAGCGGATTATTTTATTGGTATTGGTTTCCTATATATATTATATTTCTCAGACATATCTTTTGGATGATATACACCATCTACTTCCATAGAGATATTACTCATCGGTCTATGAGAGTGCTGTCTCATAAATTTGAAAAGTTTTGCAGAATCATATTATGGTTAGGTCTATCATGGTGGCCTGGTTGGAAAACAGAAGCTTGGTTCGCACATAATTTTCACCATCAGTTTGGTGACACTGATATAGATTCAAACAGTCCAAGAAGATTTACTTTTAAGCAAATAACCCACATTAATCGAATACCAGAGGAAGGTGATGCATGGTTCGTTCCTCAGGAATGGAAGAATGCTCACCCAAATCCATATCAGGATTTTGATGATCACTTAGAGAATTTCTTTAAAGAAAATAGATACCTTGGAATATGGTTAGTGGGAATAGTTGGTTGGATATTGTTTGGTCCATTAGCTGGATTCCTATCAGGTGTGTTGTGGTATTTATTAGAGAAATATTGGCATCCGTGGGTAGTGGTTTTTATGTTCCACGGAATCGGAACATGTAAAGCGATAGATTATACTAGCCCGAATCACGGATTTGGGTATCTAGATACGAAACATGCAGTAAATTATTTTCCGATCGGCATACTACATTGCGGAGAAGAGTTTCATTCAAATCATACAACTAGGCCCGGTGGTGGCAGTTTTTCTCATCGATGGTGGGAGATAGACTTGGGCTACTTATATGCTAAAATCTTTGAAAAGTTTGGTCTATTAGAAATAAAAAGAAAGCATTAATCTATCAAAATACGTTGTCCATTCCATAGATTTAAGTTATAATTATATATTAACGCCCACTTTGGGCATGTAGAGTGTGTGTGAGCTATAAGTCGCACAAAAAGGAAAAAGATGAGTTATGTAGACGCATTGTTCGACAGAACAAAAGATCGTATTTACATCGTTGAGCGTGTAAATGGACAAAGAGAATATAAAGAATATCCCGCCAACTATACATTTTACTACGATGATCCTCGTGGTAAGTTTCGCACTATCTATGATACCCCTGTAACAAAATTTAGTACCCGTGTAGGCAAAGAGTTCCACAAAGAAGTTAAAATCAATTCAGGCAAACGCATCTGGGAAAGTGATATCAACCCTGTGTTTCGTTGTCTTGAAGATAACTATCTAGGACAGAAATCCCCCAAACTACAGACAGCATTCTTCGACATTGAGGTTGACTTTGACCCTGTCAGAGGATTCAGTCGTCCAGAAGACCCATTTAATCCCATAACCGCAGTATCAGTATATCTAGATTGGTTAGACAAACTGGTTACCATGGTTATCCCACCTAAGAGCATGAGTTGGGAAACTGCTGAAGAGATTGCTAAAAATTATGATAATTGTTTCTTGATGGAACGTGAAGAAGACCTGCTTAAAACATTCTTGGACTTGATCGATGACGCAGACATATTATCAGGTTGGAACTCAGAGGGCTTTGATATTCCATATATGGTGCAGCGTACCAATCGTGTCCTAAGCAAAGATGACACACGCAGATTCTGTTTATGGGGACAGTTCCCTAAACAGCGTGAGTTTGAACGCTTTGGTGCAGCTAACATGACATTTGATCTTATTGGTCGTGTACACATGGACTATATGCAACTGTATCGCAAATATACCTATGAAGAACGCCATAGCTATTCATTAGATGCTATTTCAGAATATGAACTAGGCGAAAGTAAAACACAGTACGAAGGTACCTTGGATCAACTGTACAACAAAGACTTTGCCAAGTTTATCGAATACAATCGCCAAGACACTGCCTTGTTACACAAACTAGATACCAAACTACGCTTCTTAGATCTAGCCAACGAACTAGCGCATGACAACACTGTGCTACTGCAAACTACCATGGGTGCTGTAGCAGTTACAGAACAGGCTATTATCAATGAAGCACATCAACTGGGTATGGTTGTGCCAAATCGTAATCGTGATGAACAGTTTGATACACAGGCCGCAGGTGCGTATGTAGCGACTCCTAAAGCAGGCATGCATGACTACATTGGCGCTATTGACATTAACTCACTGTATCCAAGTGCTATTCGCGCACTTAACATGGGTCCAGAAACTATCGTAGGACAACTACGTCAGACTATGACTGAACACTATATCAAAGAAAAACAAACAGCAGGTAGTAGTTTTGCTGACGCATGGGAAAACTTGTTCGGCAGTTTAGAATACACCGCAGTGATGAACGGTGAAGTGGGTACTGAGATTACTATCGATTGGGCTAATGGCACTAGTGATGTCCTAAGTGCCGCAGATGTTTGGCGATTGATCTTTGACAGTAATAAACCTTGGATACTTAGTGCCAATGGTACTATTTTCAATAATGAACGCAAAGGTGTTATCCCAGGCTTGCTAGAGCGTTGGTATGCTGAACGTCAAGACATGCAGGCTAAAAAGAAAGAAGCTACAACTGATGAAGATACAGCGTTCTGGGACAAGCGTCAGTTGGTTAAAAAAATTAACTTGAACAGTCTATATGGTGCTATTTTGAATCCAGGATGTCGTTTCTTTGACAAACGTATCGGACAATCAACTACACTAACTGGCAGAACCATTGCTCGTCACATGGATGCCTATATTAATGAGTGTATCACTGGCGTATATGATCATACCGGTGAAGCGATCATCTATGGTGATACAGACTCTTGTTATTTCAGTGCGTATCCAATGGTACGTGCAGACGTTCTAGCAGGTAAGATGGAATGGAACAAAGACATAGCAGTAGGCCTGTATGACAGCATCGCCGATCAGGTCAATGAGAGTTTTCCAGCATTCTGTGAACGGGCTTTCCATACTCCCCGTCGTCAAGGCGAACTGATCAAAGGTGGGCGAGAAAGTGTATCACTTAAAGGCCTGTTTATTAAAAAGAAACGCTATGCCATATTGATCTATGATATGGAAGGCCATCGTTTAGACACACATGGTACACCTGGTAAAGTAAAAGCCATGGGCTTAGACTTAAAGAGATCAGATACCCCTAAAGTTATCCAAGACTTCTTAAGTGACGTCTTATTATCTGTGTTGACAGGTACAGGTCGTGAAGCGATAATTGACAAAGTGCGTGACTTCAAATTGATCTTTACAGAGCGTCCAGCCTGGGAAAAAGGTACACCTAAACGTGTAAACAATCTAACCAAGTATAGCAAAGAAGAAGAACGTCTAGGCAAAGCCAACATGCCAGGACATGTGCGGGCGGCCATGAATTGGAACAACTTGAAACGCATGATGGGTGATCAATACAGCATGAGTATCGTCGATGGTATGAAAACTGTAGTATGTAAGTTAAAAGACAATCCATTGGGCTATACGTCAATTGGGTATCCAACAGATGAAACACACATTCCAGCGTGGTTTAAAGAATTACCGTTTGATGATGCTAGTATGGAAACTGGCATTGTTGATCAAAAGGTAGAAAACTTACTAGGTGTGTTGAAATGGCAAATCGCCGAAAACACTCAGATCGCCACAACATTTGATAACTTGTTTACGTTTGAATGATGACTGATCTCGCTACTCTAGTAGAACATAAAAATAAGCTCAAAGAGATTATTCCTAAGTTATCGATCGATGATACCATATATTCTAAGAGTCAATTGATCGAATCACTGATATCAAGATTTGATCTCAATGAATATCATGGACGTATCGATCAAATCAGATCAATCTACAGTGACATAGATCAAAAAAATAAAGATATTATCGCCGAAGTCGGAAGGATTATCGATAGTATCGATCATAATATTTCTAACATACTAGAATCAAAAAGTGTTACTAGCGACGTGTTTAAAGAATCTACTATAGTAAGTCACTTACCAACTAACGAAATTGTTAGAACTATTTTTAATAATAAAATCAGCAAGATTAGCCAGGTCAGATATCCCGGACTCCAGATAAACACTAGACTTTTTCCTCCTGCGGAGATAAATCCTTCTAATATCGATGGCTGGATCAGCCTCATGGTGGCCAGTGATCCCTTGTACTTAATGGGGCCGAGTATCGAAATATTGCAAGAGTCACTACAATCATTTCCAGAAATATATCAGAAAAGAGTTCAATTATATGAACTTAACGACAAAAGAGATCTGTCAACGTTGCCCCAAGCACAGTTCAACTTGATATTCTGTTGGGATTTTTTCAACCATTTATCCGTTGATGTTATTGATCTCTATCTACAGCAGATGATGAGACTTTTAAGACCAGGCGGAACCCTATTATTCACATATAATAATTGTGACCTAGTAATGTCAGCGAGATCAGCTGATTCAAATTCTGCCAGCTGGTGCACTCCGCTACTCTTAGAAAAAATATATTCCAAGCATGGATTTGAATTGATTGGATTCGACGACATCATATCAGATGATGTCAATGTTTCTCATGTGAGTTGGGCAGAACTAAAACGCTCTGGCGATCTGACCACATCAAAGATATCACAGGCCAGCGGTGCGGTCAGGAGAAAATAATTTATCAAATAGCTTGCAAGATCTAAATAAACCATATATAATACACTATCAAAGGAGAAACAAATGCGTGATTATCTATTAGACATCGTTAAAAATACACATGGGCTAGGTAACATCGATCTGGTTAAGATCATGGGGACCGATTCAGAAACAAATATCGAGGCACTGGCTGAAGACCGTAGTGTTATCGTGCAGGCTAAACTAAATGGACCAGTAGCAGAATTCATTGGTACTTTTGGTATGCCGAACTTATCAAAACTAAGCGTGATCTTGGGCATCAGTGAATACAAAGAAAATGCTAAGATTTCGATCACCAAACAAGACCGCAATGGTGAACAGGTAGCAGTGGGCTTGCATTTTGAAAATGCCGCAGGGGATTTCAAGAATGATTATAGATTCATGAGCCAAGAGATCGTCAATGACAAACTCAAAACGGTCAAGATGCGAGCGGTTACATGGAACGTAGAATTCACTCCATCGGTGACCAATATACAGAGACTGAAATTCATGGCAAGTGCTAACTCAGAAGAACTTAACTTCACTGCTAAAACAGAAGGTAATGAACTAAAATTCTTCTTTGGTGATCATAGCAGTCATGCAGGTAATTTCGTATTCCAAGCAGGTATAACCGGCACACTAACTAAAGGGTGGTCATGGCCAGTAAATGCTGTATTAAGTATCTTAAATCTAGCAGGTGATAAGAAATTTAGTATCAGTGATGAGGGTGCGGCACAGATCACTGTCAATTCAGGACTAGCAACTTACAACTACATCTTACCAGCACAAAGTAAGTAACAATGACATTTGAAAGAGACAATCTTACCAGCAAACAGCTAGACTATGCCGTATTCTTACCAGCATTGAGTGGCTTCTATGCTACCTATGTAGGTAAACAACGGCATGATCCTACGTATGTAGATCCAGCACGCATACCCTCTGACTTTGAAAATGGTATAGAAGGTCTCAATTGGCTTAATCCAGATGCAGCATATTTTCCATATCAATGGGCCTTGTATTCAGCAGGTCATGCTGAATTAGATGTTAACAAACACAGTCCTAAAGAAGATATGGTCAGAAATAGAGATCGTAGCCGTAGTTTTATCTTAGGTGATTCAGGTGGTTTCCAAATTGGTAAGGGTGTATGGGAAGGTGATTGGAAGAATCCTACGTGTCCTAAAGCACAGAAGAAACGTGAGCTAGTGTTATCATGGATGGATGCTTATATGGATCGTGGTATGATCTTAGATATCCCAGCGTGGGTGGCTCGTAGTCCAGCAGGTCGTAAAGCCACAGGTATTAATACATACATGGAAGCAGTTCAAGGCACTTATATTAACAATGATTACTTCATGAAGAATCGCACAGGGGCTTGTAAATTCTTAAACGTACTACAGGGTGAGAATCACGCAGACGCAGACGATTGGTATGATCGTATGAAGAAGTACTGTGATCCTAAGCAGTATGCACAACCATTTGAAGGTTGGGCTATGGGTGGACAGAACATGTGTGATGTACACTTAGTATTACGCAGACTTGTAGAACTACGCTTTGATGGTCTTTTAGAAAAAGGCTTGCATGATTGGATGCACTTCTTGGGCACAAGTAAACTTGAGTGGGCATGTTTATTAACAGATATACAACGAGCTGTTCGTAAGTATCATAATTCAAACTTTACAATATCGTTTGATTGCGCTAGTCCATTCTTGGCTAGTGCTAATGGGCAGATCTATATTCAAACAGAAATCACTGATAGAGAAAAATGGGTCTATAGAATGGTACCTAGTGTTGACGATAAAAAATATTCAACAGATACACGTCGGTTCCGTGATGCCGTATTACAAGATAACTTGTTCAAAGCATTCACAGAAAGCCCAATAAGCCAACGTTGTACTATTAAAGATATCTGTATCTATAAGCCAGGTGATCTAAATAAAATTAATAAAGAAGGTAAGACAAGTTGGGATAGTTTCAGTTATGCTATACAGATGGGTCATAATGTTTGGAGCCATTTAACAGCAGTGCAAGAAGCTAATCGTCAATATGATCTTGGACTTACTCCAAGGATGCTAGTACAAGAAACATTTGATCGTGTGTACTTCCGTGATGTGGTTGATGCTATATTTGCTACCAGCGACAAAGGTACAGCATTGGCTATCATTGATGAATTCAGCAAGTTCTGGATGTCAATCATTGGTACACGTGGTGCTACAGGTAAGAAAACAGTTAACGCAAGTACTATGTTTAATACATTATTTGAAAGTGAAGAAGTCGAAGAACATCATGTAGACGACAGTGGCTTAGATGAAGCTAAACTAGATGAATTAGAACAAGATGTCTAAATTCTTTTGCCCTTTGCCTTGGATACATCAATTTGTCCAAGCAGACGGTATTAAAATGTGTTGTAGTAGTTCTACTAAACTTGATGTTTCGCCAATAGATTTTTTTAAATCAACATATCTGGCTGACATAAAAAATAACATTAGTCAAGGTAAAATTCCACAAGAGTGTTATCAAGGTTGTCTGAAATTAGAAGAACAAGGATATACCAGCACCAGGGCATTGGCACTTAAAGATTGGAATTATAGCATCGAAACTGTTCCTGACAAAATTTTATATCTAGATCTGCGCCACAGTAATTTATGTAATTTCAGTTGCCGCAGCTGTGAACCTAGTTTCAGCAGTGAGATAGCCAGAGAGATACAGAAAAATCTAAAATTATCCAAGTATCACACACCGACTAATATACATTTAGAAAATCACAAGAGCCAACAGGATATTAAATTATTATTGTCTACGGTGAAAAGAATTAATTTTACAGGTGGGGAACCATTATTAATTAAAGAAAATATAGCGGTATTAGAAGAACTTATTCGTTTAAATAATACCGCTTGCGAATTATTGATTACTACAAATGCTAGTGTAATTAATAATAAAATTGTTGAATTAGTCAAACATTTTGATCGTGTTCATTGGACTATCAGTCTTGATGCTGTGTCCCATGTTGCAGAATATGTTCGTAATGGAACTGTATGGCCTACGTTAGTTAAAAATATTAAACAGATACTGTCTACTAGACAAAGTGTAGGATTTAATACTGTGTTAAGTGCATATAGTATATTAGACATTAACAATCTATTGATATTCTTTAAGAGTCTTAAAATAGAATATGCAGATCAACCACTGGAAATATGGTTTAGTATCTGTAAAGATCCAATTTTTTTAAATCCAGCAGTATTAAATGATGCGTTAAAACAAACAGCGAATGAACAATTACAGCAAGCTATTGATACATTGTCCACTATAGATAATAACCCAGAACGATCAATCCAGACATTAAAATCATTGCAAAATAATCTAAATAAGTGTATAATGAATGCATCATCATATAATACTTTTGTAAACTATACACTAGAATTGGATCAGATTAGAAATCAAAATTTTGAAGAAACATTTGGAGTTAAATTATGAATATAATTAAACAACACTTAAGAAAGGAATGATCTATGAACAAAGAAAAATTAGAACATCATCTTAAACATCTACAAGAACGCCATGCAGTGTTGGAAAAGAAAATCAAAGATGGGTATAGTCATTACCTAGATGACATGCACCTTGGTAAAATCAAACATGAGAAACTAGGGATTAAACGTGAAATTACTCAAACTAAAAAACAACTGGCAGAATACGATGAAGCGTGATTATACAGATGGTGTAAAAGAAGATATAACATACTTCACTGGTGTGGAGATCGAACGAACTCCTGCATTTGGTATGATGACACTGTTCGTAGTAGGCGTACAACATGCAGAAGAAATTATCACATTAGCCAAAGAAAAAGAGTGTAAACATATTTATTTTGGTGCTAATCAAAGTTTTCCTAACTTAGCCACAGATGATGTCAACGCCTGGCGTCCGTGGGAACGTATGATTGATCAATGCTTGACCTCAGGCCTTTGGTGCACCCTAGATTTTGACGTTGCAGTGGTACAAGGTGTGCTAGAATGTACATTTATTAGTCATCGCAGATTCATTCCGCAGATTTCGGTAAAATTACCCTACTTGACACAGCTGGGATATAATGCTACAATTAAGCTAGACGATCTAGACTTTGATCATTCAAACCCAGGGGTTTGGTGCCATCGTTTACGTGATTTAACAACAACTGACAGCTTTACTGATTGGGACCAATATGGTAAAGATGAGATTATTAAATAATGTTTCGACCTGAAGAAATATATAAATTAGACATCGAAACAACTAATAGTTGTAATGCACTATGTCCACAGTGTGCCCGAACTCCAAATGATGGTACTCTTCCAAATTTAAATACTTTTTTAGATTTTGAAGTATTTAAAAATCAAGTATCTCCTGATTTTTTAAATCATATACAATATACAAAATTTCTTGGGACCACCGGCGATAATGCTATGCATCCGGATATTATAAAATTCTGTAGATATGTGTTAGAACACAGTCCAGGAAAATTTATGCTTGGCACCAATGGTAGCATGAGAAATTGCGATTTTTGGGAAGAATTGGGTAGAACAATTATCAGGGATAATGCGACTGTACACTTTGCTCTTGATGGTATGAAAGATACACATGGTTTATATCGTGTTAACACTGATTGGGAACGTATAATTAACCATGCAGAATCTTTCATAAAAGCAGGGGGAAACGCTGTATGGCAAATGATAGTTTTCAAGCACAATCAGCATCAGATCGACGCCTGCTCAGCCTTATCAAAAAAATTAGGGTTTAAGAGGTTTGAATATTTACCGAGTGATAGATTCGGACCCACTTTATCTGCAGATGTTTACAATAAAGGAGTATTTTCTCATAAAATCGAAAAGACAACTGTTGACAATGTCGAAGAAAATATTGTAAAATTGTATAATCAATATGATAAATTAAAAATAGATTGCGAAAGTAGAGATATTAAATGGGTCAGTATCTATGCTGATGGGACTGTTTGGCCTTGTTGTTATTTACTTGGATCCCATGTAGCACCAGATAAATCAACAATCAATAAAGCTACGAAAATACATTTAAAAAAATATTTAAGATTGGATAAGTTTGATCATATCGATCTACATTATCACAAAATAGAAGATATCATAAAAAATGAGTTCTATCAAAAAATCTTACCAGAAAGTTTAGATAACAACCCTAACCCTATATGTATTAATATGTGTAGAATAGAGAATAGAGAATAGAATATATGATAAAAATAGAACGTGAACGTATAGAAAGAATTAAACAATCAGCACAGAAGAAAATCTGGGTGACTTTCCAGAAGGAAGGTATTCATGCTTTTCCAGCGGCGGCTTCAGATCCTAAACTGGCAGATGTCAGTTTTCTAGCACATCCGCACCGCCATATGTTCCATTTTAAGATAAGTATTGATGTATTCCATGATGATCGTGAACTAGAGTTCATACAGTTCAAACGCTGGTGTGAAAATCTCTACAGTGGCATACTAGAATTAAACTATAAGAGTTGTGAGATGATCGCAGATGACTTATACGATCAGATCGCCAGCAAGTATCCCAATCGTGATGTTCACATTGAAGTAAGTGAAGATGGCGAGAATGGGTGTTATGTTGAGTATAATCATACTCGTCCTTATCAATCTGTGTCCGTATAGGAGAAACAAATGGCACAAGACAATCGCAGATATCCAATGAAGGCTGAAGTACGCCAAATTTTCCAAGACCTAGATGCATGGTTAAACTACTGTCGCTTCCGTATGATCAAATATGATGAGGCTGATCTATATAGATCGCCAGAATATAAAGAATGGCAGGAACGCCGTAAGAAACGTCAGCAATGGCAGGCCCGTAATGGACATGTTGGCTATAATAGAAACAACAGAGGTCAATGATGACTGTATTTCTAGTTGATCTAGAAGCAGTTGAAACAAGGTACACGGGTCAATGGAAGACTCATGTGCCTAATCTACTAAAGGATGCAGGACATGATGTTGTGGTTATTGAAGGCCCTACCGATATTCCTCAAGCTACTACTCCCGGTGCTTTTCTCAACTTTGGCGGCACAAATGTTTACAAAGCTGATCAAGTTGGGCAGATTGGGCGCCTGTTTACGGATGGTAAGGTTCACGCTGGAGATCATTTCATTTTCACTGATGCTTGGCATCCTGGCATCATCAATCTTAAATATATGTCCGAGCTGTTGGACATAAAGGTAAAGATACACGCACTTTGGCATGCTGGTAGTTATGATCCACAGGACTTCTTAGGACGTCTTATTGGTGATGCGCCATGGGTCAGACATGCAGAGAAAAGTTTCTTTGAAGCTGTGGACTATAACTACTTTGCTACTGATTTCCATATTACTATGTTCAACTTTAACTTGTTTAAAGTACCTAACTGGTTTAACGAAAAGAAGATCGTTCGCACAGGTTGGCCTATGGAATATATGGCAGAGATACTTGCGCCATATAAGGATTTACCTAAGCGTGATCTTATCTTGTTTCCGCATCGCATCGCTCCAGAGAAACAGGTAGAGATATTTCGCGATCTAGCCCAAACACTACCACAATATGAGTGGATAGTCTGCCAGGATCAACAGTTGACTAAAGATCAGTATCATCGCCTATTAGGTGAAAGTAAGATAGTATTCTCAGCTAACCTACAAGAAACTCTAGGCATCAGTTGCTATGAAGGTATGCTGGTTGGTGCAGTTCCGGTGGTTCCAGATCGTTTAAGTTATCAAGAGATGTATGGCGGATTGTTTAAATACCCAAGTGAGTGGACTGAAAGTTTTGATAGCTATCTGACACATAAAACTAAACTGGTCAATATAATCCGTGAACACATGGAAAACTTTGACTCTCGCACACAGTTAGTTCGTGCTAATGCTGTCAGTCTTACAGAAAAATTCTTTTCAGCGACCAATCTATTAAACAATATCAAATGATGTTTGATAAGATCTATGAATTTGAACGGGCATTGACTCTGTTCACAGGCGCACCATATGCCGTGATGACAGATTGTTGCACACACGCTATTGAGCTGTGTCTACGCTATGACCGTATCACTCGTGTGCAATTTCCAGCACATACCTATCTCAGTATCCCAATGACCATGCACAAGTTAGGCATTGAATATAGCTATACTGATAAACCATGGATCGGTGAATATCAGTTCATTGGCACACGCATCTGGGATTCAGCTAGACTGCTTCGAGAAGGTATGTATCGCGAGGGACAGCTACAGTGCCTAAGTTTTGGTTATAATAAACCTCTTGAGATTGGTCGTGGTGGTGCGGTCTTAACTGATGATGTAGAAATCTATGATGTCCTTAGCCAACAGCGGTATGATGGGCGAGATCTTAATATTAGTCCCTGGGAACAACAAAAGGTATTCCGTGTTGGATATCATTATAAGCCTACTATAGAAGATGCAGCTCGTGGATTAGAATTATTATCCACTGTGGACCAGACTGTTAAATATAAAGAATACCCAGATTTAAGAGAGATTATAATAAAATGATGCGAGGTCACATTCATCCAACATGGAACTTAGAGGACATTAAGCAATTAAAATTTGTAGAAAAAAAATATAGTTTAAATAACTCAAATGCTTTAAGTGATTTGTTTGATCCCGAGGACGCTAAAAGGTATAATACTTCTGTTTGGCAAATTAAAGATTTAGAAGGTGATATTAGATTTTTTTCTATATATAAAGAGTTTAACTGGTTAAAACAACTGAAAGTTCAAGTAAATAGATTAGATTTCGGAAACGTAATTCCTAAACATAAAGATGTATATAAGTTTTATAACGAGTTAACAGGAATAAACAACAACTCCGAAATATCTAGAGTGATGGTTATGTTGGATGATTGGCAATCCGGTCAATATATCGAAATAGCAGATTTTGGATTTACAAATTGGACGGCAGGTGACTGGATTGGTTTTAAACTGTCGGATTTACACATGACAGCAAATTTAGGACATAGTAACAGGTACATGATGATAATTACAGGAGTAACAAATCAATGAAAATTTTTATTACAGGTGCCAGCGGATTTATCGGATCACATTTTACTAAATTATTAAAAAAGAATCATACTGTATTTGCTATGACAGCAGATCTGTTAGATTTTAGCAAAGTTCGCGAAGAATTATTTAGTTTTAACCCTGAGATTATCGTACATTTTGGTGCTAGAACTGAAGTTGAACGCAGTTTCTATGAGCAAGTTACCTTTAGTGAAATTAACTATGTGGGCACAGTCAACCTAATTGAAAGTGCTGCCAAACTTAAGAACTTAAAGAACTTTGTATTTGCTAGTACCATGGAAGTATATGGTTGGCAACCCGTTAGTGACCTAATTAAAAAACAAGGATATTTTAAAGGCACGATTCCAACATTTGACGAGAACACTAAACCTAATCCCAATGCACCTTATGCTGTGGCAAAACTGGCATGTGAGAAATATTTAGAATACGCACATCGCAGTTTAGGCTTGCCATTCTGTGCTATCCGTCAGACCAATACCTATGGGCGTAAAGAAAACGACTTCTTTGTAGTTGAACAGATTATTACTCAGATGTTGCGTAATTCAAGTGCAGTAAGATTGGGTTACGGTACACCTTATCGCAACTTCTTATACATTGATGATCTGCTAGACCTATGGTCTACGATTATCGAAAATCCAGAAAAAACCAATAGTGGTTATATCTTTACCATTGGTCCAAACAATCCCATACAAATTAGCGCATTAGCGGATAAGATTGCAGACAAGTTAGATTGGAAAGGCAGTATCTTTTGGAATACTAAACCAGAACGTCCTGGTGAAATTTATCTACTTAACAGCAATCATAAGCTAGTAACAGAACTTACTGGGTGGGCTCCAAAAGTTGATTTAGATACTGGATTAGATTTAACTATTGCTCATTGGAAGCAAAAATAAAAAAAAAAAATGAAAAATGTTTATTTGTTTCAACCCCAATACGCTGTTGAAGTTCGTAATGAAAAAAATTACTGGTTACCTTATAGTGCAGGGTGTGTGTGGAGTTATGTAAGTCAATTTTCACATATTACTGATAATTTTTTATTAGATAATATTTTTTTCCGTAGACAACAAATTAGTTTAGTTTTAGAACAACTTACTGATCCCGTAGTATGCGGTTTCAGTTGTTATCTATGGAACGAAAATTATTGTTTAGTGTTAGCAGAACAAATTAAAAAACGCTGGCCAGATTGTATAATAGTTTTCGGTGGACCTCAACCTACAGACCAAACATTAAACTATTGGTTCATTGATTCTGTGATATTCGGCGAAGGTGAGGAATCTTTTTTATCTCTATTAAATAGCATTTTAAATTCAACACCAATCGAACAATCTTACAATAAATCAAGATTACAAGAGTTAACTATACCTAGTCCGTATACGACTGGAGTTTTTGATAAAATTATTAAAAATAATCCGAATGCTGTGTGGGCGATGTCATTGGAAACTAATAGGGGATGTCCTTTTCAGTGCACCTTCTGTGATTGGGGCAGTTTAACCTATTCTAAAATTAAAAAATTCGGGATTGAACGTGTGGCCGAAGAATTAAATTGGGCTGCTAACAATCGTGTAAGTTACATTTTTGTTGCTGATGCAAATTTTGGTATATTCAAAGAACGCGACCTAGAGATTGCTAAACTTATCAGAGCAGCGGCAGATAAATCAATGATTGAATCTATTAGTGTTCAATACACCAAAAATAGCACCGACATTATCTACGAAATCGCTAAAGAGATTGGTCCTTATAGTAAAGGTATAACCGTTAGTGTTCAAAGCATGAACGAACAAACTCTAATTGATATTAAACGTAAAAATTTAGATATCTCCGACATTAAACAAGTAATGGATGCCAGTCTAAAATACGGGGTTAACACCTATACCGAAATGATATTAGGGCTGCCTAATGAAACTCTCGAATCTTGGAAACAAGGGCTCACTGATTTGTTAGAATTAGGACAGCATCAGATTATAGATGTTTGGTTTGCACAGTTATTACGTAACTCAGAGATGGCCTCTCCATTTTCGAGAACACTCTACGGAATCAAATCTATCATGGTGGAAGATTATCTTCTATTGGGGGGAGAAAAAGATGAAGATTCTGTTAAAGAATTTAATGAAATAGTTACCCAAACAAAAACTATGAGTTTTGATGACATCATTGAAAGTTACATGTATGCCTGGATGATTATTCATTTTCATATGAATGGCTATACTCAAATTATCTCCAGATACGCAAGAAATGTTCATGGTGTAGCTTATAGAACTTTTTATGACAAATTATTTAATATGATAAAGCAGGATTTGTTGTTCTCTGCCCATTACACCGATCTAAGAGAAATCGTAACTATCTATTTAAGTACCGGAAAACTTCCTAGCCACTATCAAGGAGGTCACGCACTTCATAGTGTATCATACGAACCACTGTATAATAATAAAAACCATGTCTATGATTTAGCTATAAAAACTTTAGCAGATTTATGTGTAAATTATTCAATTGACATATACAAATTGCAGAAAATGTTTATATATGATAAAGATGAAACATATCCTATAGAACTTACAACTGAGTTTAATTTATACAGCGGACAATCTGGTTTAACTAAATATCAGGTTAGCAATCAACTTGATTCGGTAACAGAAAATTTCTACCTCCTTCGTCGGAAAGGATTACTTAAAAATAAGGTGAGTATATCATGAGTTTGGGCCGCACACAAGAAACATTTAACAATAAATCACTTAATTATGATTTAGAAAAATATCCATTAGTTGATATCGTATTAGAAACCATTAGAAAATTTTATCCTGACGTTCAATCGTTAGACCTTATTCATGAAGTCGTCCCTCCATACAAAATTTCAGAATTGAATCACAAAGCATCGCATGAATTGTTGAATACCAAATATTACGATTATTATGATCAATTGATAAATGATTTAATTGTACCACAGTTAGGAACCGACGTTTTAATTCAAAAATTTGGTAATTTACGCATCTTAGAGCCAGACCAAGACAAAATTGGTGCAGTTTTATTATTTCATCAAGGACGATGGGTGGGCAATGGACTAGGACTACGCACAATTTGGGTGCCTTTTACTGATTGTTATGAAACCAATACCTTACAAATTTTAGATTTGGATGCTAGCAGAGAAATCACTCGTCGTACAGTTTTGGAAAATTGGGACTACGAACGCATACAAAATGCATGTGCTACGAACGCTTGGCCAGTTACACTACATCCAGGGCAGGCGCACTTGTTTTTACAAGAACATATACATGGCAACTTTCCTAATAGAACCGGAAAGACTAGAGTAAGCATGGATGTAAGATTACTAGTGCGTGGGGGACAACCCCATCGTAAATGGCCTGGCGCATATTTCCGTAAACTGTTTGATCGTCAATATACAAAGGTTGTAGATATTAAACCGGGTGAGGTGGTAGTTACCCACGGTGAATATGAAGGAATCAAGACTAGGCACATAGATCTCCATTTCCAAACACTTGTAGTCAAAGCATACTGTCAAAAACGTAATTATACCTTCCCTTATCAAGGTGGTGATAATGAAGGAACTAACTATGCATTTTTAGATTATCAGATAACACACGGTGGTGTGGATCATATATTGTTATTCAGTATATTCAGTTTACCCGATGATCCCGCACATCGTCAAAAATTATTACAGGCAGCACTATCAAACAAATGTCGATTGCATTTTTGCAATGAAGAAATGGTATTAGAAACACAAGAAGATCTAGATCGTATCGAATATTTGCGATCATTTACCAACGATTGGTCCAGTCCTGTAGATGATCTACGTACAGAATTAGGATTATAACATTATTATCAAATAAAGTTGACATAGACCTAAATAACCTATATACTATTAACATATCCCAATCCACTGGGTTAACATCGGAGATAAAAATTGACAAAATATGTAGTCAGCGAAACTATTCGTAATAATCTAAAGAACAATAACAAACGATTCTGGGCAGGTGATAACATCTCAGAATACATCACTGAAGAAAATAAAGAAGCGTTGATCGATGAAGCGACTCGAGCATTTGAGGGCGTGTTAGATACCTTGTTGATCGATCGTGAAAATGATCCTAACTCAAAGGGCACAGCCAGACGTCTTGCTAAAATGTACTATAATGAGATTATGGCAGGTAGGTATGATCCGGCACCAGACGCTACAGCTTTTCCAAATGATAGTGAGGACCGATATGAAGGTATGCTGGTGGTTAGAAGTGAGCTTCGTAGTATGTGTAGTCATCATCACCAGCCTGTCAGTGGTGTTGCCTATATTGGAATTATCGCCGCACAGAAACTTATTGGACTTAGTAAGTATACTCGTATTGCTCAATGGTGTAGCCGTCGTGGTACACTGCAAGAAGAACTTGCTAATGACATCGCGAGAGAAATAATGAAAGCCACAGGCAGTGAAAACGTAGCAGTGTATATACAGGCCACACATGGTTGCTGTGAGAACAGAGGCATCATGGCACATAGTAGTCTAACACAAACCACAGTGCTTAAAGGTGCTTTTAAAGATGATGGCAACACTAAGAAAGAATTTTTTGACAATATTAAATTACAACAGGAGTTTGCCCCAAGATGATCGATTTAAAAGCATTGAGTTTACAATATTTTTATCTATTTTCATATAAAAATTTAGATGCGATATCTAAGATGTTCGCACCAGGTTGCCAATTACGTGACTGGGAAAATGCCGCAGTAGGTAAAAATGATGTGGTAGCTGTCTATGAAAAGATTTTCAACAGTGTTGACAGTATCACAGCCACTCCAGGTGCGATATATGAAGATGGCGATAACATCATTGCTGAACTGTTGATCACTATCAACGGTGCAGAACAAATATTCGTCACAGACGTCATCACCTACAACGAAGACGGTAAGATCATCAGCGTTAGAGCATACAAAGGATAAACTATGCGTTGGTTAAAACGTAAAATTTGCGGTTGGTTAGGTGTAGAACGCTACGATGATTGGGAAGAAGCGATTCCTATTAGAGATAGCGTAAGGATAAAAAGTGATGCACCTAGTTTCTTTGATCGTAATCCAGAAAGCAATTTCCGTATCTACAATGCTACAGGTGGTATGATTCTTGAAGTTGGACGCTGGGATAAAAATCGTAGCGAATGGACTACTAACATGCATATTATAAATGATGATGAAGAAAACAAGACAGATGCTATTGCTAAGATCATGACCATGGAGTTAATGAGATGAAAAAGTTATATGTAGATGATCAACAGATCCGTGAATACGTTAATAAAATCTCATACCAAATGTATAAAGACAACTGGCGTCCAGATTATATCGTAGGACTTACCCGCGGAGGACTTGTTCCCGCGGTATATATGAGTCATATGTTAGACGTTCCAATGGAAACATTAAAAGTAGCCCTGCGTGATGGTACTGGTGGTGAAAGCAACGGTTGGATGGCTGAAGATGCCTTTGGGTATTTAGATGCTAGTGCAGTTCCTAGACCTAAAGGTGAACCAACAAGTGATCCTAGCCTGCGTAAGAACATTTTAATTTTAGATGATATCAATGATACAGGTGCTACATTAGATTGGATCATCGACGATTGGCAAGGTAGCAACTTGCCTAACGATCCAACCTGGGCAGATGTCTGGGGCAACAATGTGCGTTTTGCAGTATTATTTGATAATTTATCCAGCAAGTTTAGCCGCAAGGTCAACTACAGTGCTGTGGAAATAAACAAAGCCGAAGAAGATGTTTGGATCGTTTATCCATGGGAAAGATGATAATAGCATATATTGATCTGAATTATCTTTATCCTTTTAGTGTACGTCTATTAGATGAAATTACAGATGAAATAGTTAACCGAGAATTAACAAAGATAAATTTACCATTTAATAAAACTCATTTGATTATTGCGAGTCAAGGAGAATCATCTGTTAATATTCTAGTAGGAATCATTGACAAAATCATCGCACATAATTTTAGTAAAATTACTTTGATTGTAAGTTCCAATATTAGAAAGACATATCCACAACTTCTATCTACTAATATTCTTGAAAATTGTGAGGTAGTTCCGATTAATTATTGGCTATTTCATTGTATGCAAGATTTAGAAAAAAGAAACATACGCAATTCTTCATGGAATTGGCATATCGAAAAAGGGTATTTTCCTACAGGTATGCTGGATAGGCATAACAGAGTTGGATTTTTAAAAAGATTATATGACTCGGATCTATTAGGTGATATCATATGGACTTTCCCATCAGCAGATAAGCAAAAATCTCATGTGTTGTATTATTTTTATCAGAATTTTGGCCAGATTCCAGTAAATTTCGAAGAGTTTTTTGATTACTGTACTAAAAATGCATTCGTTGATAATAATACTCTTCAAGAAGATCCAACGGTTATCTTTCGTGCAGTTATCTTTCCTGTTGGTCAATATCAGCTATCAAATTTTACAATATTATCCGAAACTCCAGATGGTTCGATAACTGAAAAAACATGGATGACTATTTTAAATCATCATCCATTTATCATGTTACCCACATCAAGATTTTTGTTCGATGAACTAACAGAATTAGGATTTAAAACTTTTAATAACTATTTACCTTGCCCAGAATATGCCACTGTCGACGATCTCGAAACACGATGGGAACAGACGATTGAAAATATCCGTGTGTTTCCAAAAATACTACAAGATCGCAGAGAAGAAATATCTGCAGACATAGAACATAATTATAATCTTTGCATTAATCTCAGAGCACAAACTGTTGAACGTTTAAAAGCGATTTCCCCCAAGATTTTTGATATTCCAGAATCTTTAGAAAGGTCCATACATTCAGTTGATGTCCTAGGCGCCGATCTCTTTAAGAGATATCAAGAACGAGAAAAAATTCTAATAGAAGAAGATTATAATAAAATTTTTACAGAAAAATATAATGCGATTAAAGCAGAACATTGGCCAGAAATTTATAATAAAACTGATTTTCATTCTCTACCCAACGAAATTAAACGAGAATGCAAAGAAGTATTTAATTTTTCATGGTCAGACTTAGATGATTATCAATTAACACATTTCAAAAATAATAGTAAACTAGTAGGATAACAGGTTAATTAAATAAAATTAAAAGTTAGTAAGATATTTTATAGTGTGACTACTATGCTACTACTGTGAATAAATCAGAACAGAACGTATGAATAGTTTACCCATAGGAAAGATAAAAGTTAAATATTTAGATGAAGAAAAACAAAATTTTTGTAGTAAACAGACCGGGATCTTATACCTATTCGATTCCATTACTATGGGCTAGTGTTAAAACCTATTACGAGGAACGCAGTAAATATTCATCTGTTTGGGAGTGGGGACATCCCAATTTAGAGTACGACCATCCTGATAATTTATTAAAATATCTTGTTGATCAAAAACCAACTGTAATTGCGTTTAGTGTTTATATCTGGAATGAAAAATTTAACTTAGATCTTGCTTCTGATATAAAAAAATCTCTTCCCAATACTGTAATTATTTGGGGTGGGCCGCAATGCGATATACATTATAATGAAGATTTTTTTAGACAATATCAATTCATTGATCTTGTTGTTCCTAGCGATGCCTATGGCGAACAATCTTTTTTAGATATTCTAGACAACATATCTCAAAATAATAATAAATTATGTGCAGAACAAATACAATATTGTTATTATCCTGATAAAAATAGAGATAGAAAATTTAACAGTCTTGCACCAAACAAACGAGAATTTAAATGGCCTAAGAATCCCTATAGAGCACAACAGCAATATATGATTCCATTTATTAACAATCTTAAATCACAACGAAGTTGGTTAATAATGGAAACCAGTCGAGGTTGTCCGTACAAGTGTAGTTTCTGCGACTGGGGTGGCGGCACTTTTACTAAGACAAACAAGAAAGACTTTGGCACGGTATTAGATGAAATTACTTGGACAGGAGAAAATAATATAGATGCCATAAATTTTGCAGATGCTAATTTTGGAATGTTTCCAATTGATATAGAATATATCAAGCACTGTGTAGCAACTAAAATAAAATATGGGTTTCCTAAACAAATACTAATCCAACCCACAAAAGTCAAAATTGATCAACTTACTAAAATTTATCTCTTACTCGCCGAAGCAGATATGCTAAGTCATTATCAGATAGCTATTCAAGACATCAATGATGAAGTAAAAAAGAACGTGGATAGAGTAGATTTTAGTTTTGAAGATCAGGTAAAAATGTTTAAAAAATTACAAGAAGAAAAATACTTACCAATCTGGATTGAAAGTATTTTAGGGTTACCTGGAAGTTCAGTTGAAACAGTTAAGACTGGTATACAAGCTATTAGTATAGAACAGTTACCTTATCCTTTGAGTTACCATTGGGCTATGCTTCCAGCTACCCCCGCTGCAGATCCAATATATAGAAAGAAGTTTAAGATAGTCACTGTTAAAAATAAAAGCAGTCAGGGTGTAGGTGCGACTAGATTAATCAAAGCCAAACCGGGTCGACAACAAGATTCAGGAGTAACTGTTGCAAATAATTTTGATGACATGACTGGTGAATATGTTGTTGGAAGTTTTTCCTATACACCGGATGATTGGATATTAATGAATATGTTACAAATTTTTACTGCATCAATGCAGAATAGTAAGATATTATCATTAGTAGCTGATTATTTATGGAAAGAACATGAAATATCTTATGGGGAATTTTTCAACAACACTATTAATTTTATACTGTACGATTCTAACACAAATACAACATTACAAAATAATTATTTAAAATCTGTTAATAAGTTTAAGGAATGGATCAACACAGACTGCCCGGACCTGTACATTGATTATCATGAAGATTTAAATTTTACATTCGCTCCAGCTATCTATTTTATATTTGTGAGTCTACTAGATATTGATTCATTATTTGATGCTACATTTAAGAGTATCAGTCAATTGATCAAAATAGATGATAAACTAGAAGATCTTCTAAACTATTCTAAAAATATAACAATTGACATAAATTATTCATCAGGAAAAAAATTTAATTCTAAATATGATTGGTTTAAATATCAACAGTCAGGGGTTCTAGAACTTAATAACAAAGAATTTGTAATTTTAGATACCCAAATATTAATCGGTGGGCGTTGGTTTGATATTGATTGGAATCAAATGCAAGGACTTGATAGACAAAAACAATATTTTTATAGAGCATGTTTTGATTTTAGATCATCGAAAATTGCAAAAAATATCAAAGAAATTTAGTATAAAGTTTGACTGTATACTAATTTTAAAGTATAATAGTTAGATACTTATTTAATAAAAATTATGAAATTAAAAATATCAGAAATATTCTATTCAGCACAAGGTGAAGGACGCTTTATTGGTGTGCCTAGTGTGTTCTTAAGAACCTTTGGCTGTAACTTTACCTGTGGCGGATTTGGTATGACGGATCGTACACAGATGAGCACAGAGCGTGAGTTCATCGATCCATCAAAATATCGCATATATGAAGAACTACCTTTGGTTAATACCGGTTGCGACAGTTATGCAAGTTGGGATCCTAGATTTAAGAACTTTAGTCCACTATTAGAGATTGATGCTGTAGTCGATCGTATGCTAGACCTAGTGCCTAGTAATAGCTGGATCATGCCTAATGGCAATGACACCCATTTGGTTATCACAGGTGGTGAACCATTGTTAGGTTGGCAACGTGCTTATCCAGATTTGTTATCACATAAAGACATGTACAACTTAAAGAACTTAACATTTGAAACTAACGGCACACAGGAACTACATGAAGACTTTGCTAAGTATCTGAAACTATGGAATCGTGGTAGTAGAGAGATTACATTCAGCGTCAGTGCTAAACTATCAGCAAGTGGTGAAGCATGGGCGGATGCAGTCAAACCTGACATAGTTAAGAGTTATGAACGTGTTGGCACTACATACCTTAAGTTTGTAGTCGAATCTCCAGCAGACTTTGATGAAGTTGATCGGGCTGTAGCAGAATATCGTCGAGCTAAATTTAAAGGTGTTGTTTATATCATGCCAGTGGGTGGTGTGGTTAAAGTCTACGATGGTAATAAATTTAATGTAGCTGATGAAGCTATGCGTCGTGGATATTATTACAGTCCACGATTACATGTTGATCTTTGGGGTAATTCATGGGGCAAATAAAAGAAACACACAAGAGAACTATCGCCAGGATGGTCAGCTATCGTATCACAGCTTGGCTGTTTACTATCTTTTGGACATATTTGTACACAGGCGATCTGGCACATAGCACAGGGTTCGCTACTTTGTTACATATATTATTAAGTGTGGACTATTACATCCACGAGCGTATTTGGTTAAAAATTAAATGGGGTATTAAATGATAAAGAAATTAATCAATAGTTTATTTGGTACCAAACTCGAACAGCCAGTTATTAAGACTCAAAAAACTAAAAAGACGCCAAAAGATTTAGCCACAGAAGCAGGCGAACCTTATGTTGAAGTCATCAGCATGGACATTGATCCAAAAGATCCAGGTCAGGGTAGTTTTGAACTAGATTGGAATGATAAATTCGTGGCTAACTTGGTACGTGCTGGTTATCAAGGCAAGACCGATCAAGACATTGTAGACAATTGGTTCAGAGCAATATGTCGCAATGTGGTCATGGAAACCTATGAACAAGAGCAGGCAGATCCTTCTAATAGACCATCAAATCGCCGTGATCTAGGCGATGGTAGAACGGAAATCAGTTGATCTTATATGTAAATGGTGACAGCCATAGTGCAGGTGCTGAAGCTGTAAATTCATTTGCTTTCGCAAACGATGATCCACAACACAAATATCTAGGAAGAGTTCCCCATCCCGATAACTTATTCGTTAGTTATGGTAATATCCTAGCAAAAAATCTCTCAGCTGAACTATATTGTGATGCCGAAAGTGCTAGCAGTAATGATCGTATCATCCGCACTACTAAACATTATCTTAAAAACAATCGTCCAGATTTGATCGTAATTGGGTGGAGCACCTGGGAACGTGAAGAATGGCTGTACGAAGGACAATATTGGCAGATCAATGCAGGTGGGGTTGGTAACGATTGGCCAGATGCTATCAAACAACAGTACAAGCATTGGGTCAATAATATTGATCATCAGCAAAAAAAAAGAGAAGCTGAAGAAAAAATTTGGGCACTACATCAAGAATTGGCAGGCATTCCACATTTATTCTTTAACAGCTATTCGGCATTAGAATTCACCAAACATCTCGAGTGGGGACACAATTATCTGTACCCATATAACAACAATTATACCTATTATAATTGGTTAAGCGATCAAGGATGTCATACTATAAATACAGGTAATTATCATTATGGACCCGATGCACATTTGATTTGGGCAAATCACTTGACAAAAATCATAAAAGAAAGTATAATGATTAAATGAGATATCTATTAGTAGACACAGCAAACACATTTTTTAGGGCAAGACATTCAGCACATCGTCAAAGCGACACTTGGGACAAGCTGGGTTTTGCTATCCACGTAACTCTAGCTAGCGTCAATAAGTCATGGCGTGATCAACGAGCTGATCATGTTATATTCTGTTTAGAAGGTCGCAGTTGGCGTAAAGACTTCTACGAACCCTATAAGAAAAACCGTAGTGTAGCACGTGCGGCACTTACCGAAAGCGAAGCAGAAGAAGATAAGTTATTTTGGGAAACCTTTGATGATCTTAAAACTTTTATCGCTGACAAAACAAATTGCACAGTGCTTCAAAACTCAAAACTTGAAGCAGATGATCTTATCGCCGGATTCATCCAAGCTCACCCCAACGATCATCATACTATTGTTAGCAGTGACACTGATTTCTATCAGTTACTGGCTGATAATGTAAATCAATATAACGGAATAAGTGACGAGCTCCATACCTTAGAAGGTATCTTTGACAAGAAAGGTAAACCTGTCTTAGATAAGAAAACTAAAGAGCCTAAAAAGATTCCTGATCCTAAGTTTATACTTTTTGAAAAGTGTATGCGTGGTGATCCCACAGACAATGTATTTTCCGCATTTCCAGGCGTGCGCACCAAAGGCAGTAAAAACAAAGTAGGTCTCGAAGAAGCCTACAGTGACAAAGATAAGAAAGGTTATAATTGGAACAACATGATGCTACAGCGTTGGGTTGATCACAATGGTGTAGAACATCGTGTGTTAGATGACTATGAGCGTAATCGTGTCCTAGTTGATCTAACAGCACAACCAGATGACATTAAAGTAGAGATAGCAGTAACTATAGCCAATGAACAATATCCTAAAAATGTTCCTATGGTTGGCGCACAGTTCTTAAAGTTCTGTGGCAAATACGATTTAGTTAAACTAAGTGAGAACGCCAGTAACATGGCTGAATGGATGACAGCTAGCTATCCACAGAAAGATTTGGCATGATAGCAGATGGTAAGTTCCTAGCATTAGATTTAGAACTCAATCAACCCAGTGGCAAGATCATACAGGTTGGTGTGGCTATAGGTGATAAGACTACACGCTTTGAAGACTATGTTGTCCGTAAATGGTATATAGATCCGCAGGAACCTATTAGTGAATTCATCAATGACCTAACAGGCATAACTGATGCGGACATACGTGCAGAAGCATACAGTCATGAGCATGTTGCCCGTGAGCTCAGTGAGTTGATACGTGAGCATAAGGTCTTTGTCAACCCAGTGACCTGGGGCGGTGGTGATAGTGTGGAATTATTGGCAGAATTCTGCAAAAATCATGCGGATTTCCCGCATTTTGGCCGTCGTTGGATCGATGTCAAGACCTGGTATACATACTTGATGCTTACACGTGGTAAACAGCCTAGTGGAGGATTGAGTTCAGCTATGGGCTATTTCAAACTGCATTTCAAAGGTAAGGCACACCGTGCGGATGTTGATGCGGCTAATACCTTAGCATTGTTTTTCAAACTGCTGGATCGTCAAGCACAGTTAGAAAGTATATTGGATAGTGCAAAAAATGTTTGACTTCTACCAAAAATCTAAATATAATATAGTATGACTAAAGAATTAGAAAGATTAGCTGAACAAGCAGGATTGCCAGTAACAGACAATCTTGCGCACTTTTATCGTTTGGTTGGTGAACGTTGTGCTGACATGTGTGGTAGCCAAGGTGATCAAAAAAACCTGCGACGTCATTTTGGATTAGATTACTATGACGGTCCCACACACTATCAAGATAAACGTCACACAGAAACACAGTATGACTGGAGTAAACATTACGTTGAGGAAAAGAAATAGATGGCACATATAATTG